TAGAGAGTATGCTAGTAGCTATTTCAGCCTCAAAGCTCATAGACTCAGTTTCTGAGTTACCTGCTGCAAGTAGCATTTGTGTATATTTAGGAATTAAATCCTTCATACAAAAACCACTGTAATAAGTTATTTGCCCTACTGTGATATTTCTATCTGTAAAAGCTACACCTCCTGATGCTGATGGTGAACAACCGCTACCATCTTGCGGAAAGGCAGTTACTGCCAATAGGTGAATTGCGTCTGTTTTCTTAACTCCCGATTGAAGAGTGAAATAGTCGCTTGACGTCTTCTCAAAATACAATCTTGAGATGAGGTCGGTACTGTTTTGGTCAACGTAATCCGTTAAACCTGATACATCAAAACTCATTTTTATTTATTTATTTATTATTAATTGCTCTAATTACTGCTCCCATCTTAGCCGCTTTCTCGGCTCTTGTGATTGCTTTAAACTCTGTCGGCTTGCTTGCAGTAGATACTTCGCTCTTTGCGATTTCTTCCAACTCAGTGCCTACCTTTGAAAGTGTTGCTTTGAACTCTTCTTTCATTTCTTCCTTTGCTGCCACTACTGATGCAAGCTCTAATCTTAAAGCCTTGTTGTCAGCGTTTACAGTATCAAGTGATGCAGTAAAAGCCTCAGCATACTTTGCCATTGCTTTTTCTATAAGTCCGTTAAGCATTTCAGAGGTAAACTCATTGTCTACTTCTGCATCTACTACTTCCTCACCTACTACCTCAATACTTACTACAAGACCGCCAGCAGTCTCTATAATAGTACCGTCAGATACTTCGTGAATACCATCAGGAGCAGCTACTTCACCTTCTGGCAATACTACTGTAAGAGCAGTGCCTTCGGTTAGTTCGCCTTCCCATTTTACAATCGTACCATCTACAAGCGTAGATTCACCAAAGTTCTCTTCGGTTGGCACTTCCTCAGTCTCCGCTTCTGCAAAAACTGATTTAAGCGTTTTTATCACGCTTTCTAGATTTATTTTATTCATTGTTTTAAATTTATACGGTTCTAAGTCAAACACCCCCTCAACACTAAAGCCTTTTAAAAGACCATCTTTCTTAACCTTTGCCCAAGCCTCGTCATTATCTACTTTTGCAGCGATAAACCAAGTACCATCTGCTACGTTTTCAAAACCAGAAGGAGCTGAGATACCAAGCTCGGCATCGGTTATAAATGATTGATAGATATATACACCATCAAGTATCTTAAATGAGTTGTGTTGCTCGTTAAAGTTGTTGTGCTTATTCTCCTTGAATAGCTTTTGAACGAGTGCTTTGATAGTTTCTTTTTTGAATATAGCGTAATACTCACCTCTTTCATCTCTTCGATATATAGGCAAATCGGGTATCATTGCAGCACCCATTACTATTCTCTTCTCTTCATTGATTACTTCAAACTTATGGTTTGCGAATGCTTGATAGTTTAAACCTATGGCAGGAGTATCCACAAGGGCAATAGCTTGAAGCCCTTCGACATCTTCGCTCAGTTTAAATTCAATTAAAGGTAAGTCCACTACTTATATGTACCAATGTATGGATATATGGGCAAATGAGGCCGTTAGCTATTGGACTACTACCGCCCTAGAGTAAATGCCTTCTACATTTCTGGTAACGTTCCTTATATCCGTCTCCGTTACTATGACCTTAGTCGCTTGTTGACCCGTATCTACACTTGGATTTGCGAACCCTCTCGGTTGGTTGCCTGCGTTGTTGCCTGATAAACTTAATGGGGGTGTTGAGCTTCCTCCTCCATTAAATTGTGTTTTTGATATAGTGGCTATTTGTGCCGCCCCAGTAGCCGCCACAATCCCAGCTTCCAAAAACTGAGCTCCCGTAGCTAATTTTAAAGGGTTGCCACCTGCCGTCAATGCGTTCGCCACACCGACAGATGTAGATATTATGGCTTGGCCTATTCCAAACGCTTTATTTAATTTAAACGCTTTCCTTTGGCTTTCTTCGTCTCCTTTAGCAAACGCGGTTACCAATCCACCAAGTGCGTTTAGCGTGCTTAAAGCTAATTCTACCCTTTGAGTTTGTAGTTTTTTGTCATTGTCATTTATCCTTTTATTCTGCTCAGACGTTTCATTTATTAAATCTGCATTCGCTTTTATGTTCGCTTGTCTACTTGCTTCCTTAAATTGGTCTAGTGCTATAATCGCGTCAATCTCTGCCTGAGTGCCTGCGTTTGCCAATTCTACTATACCCTCAAGTCTTAGCATTTCATCCTGCATTCTGTTCTCCTCAAGCTCCTTGATAGCTTCCAAAGATTTAACTTTGTTGTCTATCATTTCAGCATCGAATAAGGCTCTTGCATACGCTAAGTCAGACTCACTCTGACCTAGTGCCGCATTCATTTGTAAAAGCTCTCTATTAAGGCCTAAGTCATTTACTTTGTTTTCAGACCTAAGACCTTCGACTTGTGCAAGTACTCCTGCTTCGTTTGCCAACGCATTAATCAGGGCAACTTCTGTCTCTGTATTTTTGTTTTTATTTTTTTGAGCCTGAGCATTATCGACCTGCAAAGCTGCTTGTGCCAACATAGCCTTTTGTTGCTTTTCCAATACCAAGCCAAGCTCATTGTTTGCATTTATCCTATCAGTGATACTATTCCTTTCTTCATCTCTTATTTGTCTTTGCTTCTCTGCCTGTCTATCATACTTTTCTACTAGTAACCCTTGCCGTGCTGCTGCTATTTCAGCGGATTTAGCTAGTTCTACGTTTGTTTTTGCTTGCTCTATTGCAGCGGTCACGCTTATCTTAGAAATACCCTCAGTAGCTATTGCCACTACCCCACCTATTTCACTAGCTGCCTTGCCTAAGTTTTCTACTATATTTTTGCCTGCATCTGCTGCGTCTACTGCCGTCTCTTTGATTGCTAATGATGTCTCTGCAATCCCTGCCGTTAGCTCTTTTATTTTAGCCTCATCACCTCCTCCAAAAAAAGACTTTTCCCATCCTAGTTGTGCCTGCTCTATGGCTAATTTTATACTAAAGAATGATAGTTTTAGCGGTGTGATTGCTATGGTAAGCAAGCCCACAACTACGTTTTTGAGTCCATCAAATCCGTTTGAGGCTTTTGATACTTGCTCCACCGCCCCAACTAATGCACTCACTACATCTCCCATCACTATACTGATAGTCTCAGTAACTTTTGAGAAGGTGTCAATCACCTTTTGATTACTGCTAAGAGCATCAAACAGAAACTTAAGACCTGCCACTACCAAGCCGATACCCATAGCCTTAAACGCAGTACCTACCGCCTTTACGCCTTTGTTAAGTATCCCGCTACCTTTTGCAGCATCTTTTTGAGCTTTGCCAGTTTCCTCAAATCCTTTCTTTGATTTGCCTACTTCCTTATTTAAGTCGCTCATTGACTCCTCAGCTTTTTCGACTACGTGACCAAGGGCAATAAACTCATCACTGCCATCGTCACCCATCTCCTTCATTTGCTTCTTGGCTATATCAAGCTGCTCATTTAACTCTGCTAAGGTAAGTCCTCCCCCTTGTATATTGATGAGTAATTCTAAGGCTAATTTTTTCGCTGACATTATATCGTAATTATTCTATAGATTAATTGTATGTTTAAAGTAGTAGTGCCACTAAGGAACTCCATATTTGTAGCAGAGGTAAGATTAGCACCTTCGCCAAAAGGTAGCGTAGTAGGTGCATTCGAGTTGATAGTCATAAGCCCCGTTTTATTATTTGTATTAAAAAAAGTGCTAGGTATGTCTGCAAAAGAATAACCAAGAGTCTCAGATACTAAATCCACCTTATACCCAACTGTAGCAGATAAGCCATTGAGTCTTATGTACCCTCTAGTTATTTCATAAAATTGATTAGAGGCAAGCTCTGGGAGTATAGGCAAAGTGCTTGTGAGTCCTTCGAGTACAGAAGTAGGCAGATTTATATTGAGCAAATTGTCTACATACAAACCATTGGCATACACTTCTCCAGTAAATACATCTTTTGCAGGCGTGTTTATAAATGTAGTAGGGTTAATCACCCCAGAGTTACCTTGATACCTTGGGAGTAGGTCACCATTATCAAACGTCCCTATGCCACCCTCAGCAGGACTTACCGTTCCTGCAAATAATGTTTGAGGCTC